AGCTGGATACCTATTTAAAACAAAAGGAACATTTAATTGAAATAAAGTGCTTGTTAGCATTAAAGAAGATTGCAGGCTGACCTGACCGCGATAAACATCACTTCCAGTCCATCCTGAGGTAACACCCTTCTGCCTAAAAGTTCCAACTAAATGTAGTTTACTTTGAGGAGAATTAGTTCCTATTCCAACACCGGTAATTCCAGTCGCACCTAAAACAATCGTATTAGAAGAAATAGCAACCGCATTCGCTCCGATAGCAGTAGCTCCTGACGCCGAACCCGATACTAAAGCACCTACTCCAAGCGCTGTCGATTCAGTCGCACCTCCATATGCACCAGCGCCGACTGCAGTTGCATTTATACCTTCCGTTATTGCAAAGGGGCCAATTGCAACTGCTGCAGTTGTGGTACAGGAGGAAGACGGCCCTACGCAAACTGATTCAGAACCTGTACACGTTGTACTTACTCCGATGGCAATAGCATTATTATTAGATATAGAACTAAATAGTCCGATAGCAATTGCATTTGATATAAGATTTGCAGTAGAAACAGCTTGGGAACCAATAAATACACATCCCGATATATCGGTGACAGAGCCGTTATATCCAGCCCTATATCCTATTGCGATATTCTCATTTCCACCTGATTTAAAACGTAAGGTCTCTTCTCCAATCCCAATATTATAATTTCCATTGCTGGCCCGAAGAGCACTTACTCCTATCCCTATATTACTAAGAGGAGTAGTCCCAGAATTTAAAGCAAAATTTCCTATCCCGATGTTATTATTTCCAGAAACATTACTAGCTAATGTAAATACGCCAAATGCACAATTAGCTGTTCCAGTAGTATTGGTCCAAAGAGCATTCGAACCAAACGCACTATTACTAGAAGCAGTCGTATTGGCTAACGCAAGATAGCCAAATGCACTACTATTTGTTCCGGTGGTTAAATCTTCTAAAGCGCTTCTGCCCATGGCAGTATTAAAGCTGCCAGTCGTTAAAGACTCTAAACATTCAGAGCCCATCCCTGTATTATGATTTCCGCTAAAGGTGCCATTTCCAGCACTATTTCCTACAAAAACACTGGTTCCGGTATCTCGAAGTGTTGTTGGATGAGTTGGAGAATAATAATCAACCCCAGGAACTCCTATACTTAACGTACCAGTACTTCCTACAACATTATTTTTCAATAAACCAGTTGTTAAAGCGCCCAGACTCTGCGCATTAGGTAATTCTGCATTGGATGTTTGTACTATATAGGTAGCATCTCCAGGTGCCCCACCTCCACTATCTAATGTTACCCAACTACTATTTTGGTAAAAATTAAATTTATTGGAAGTCAAATTATATATTTGCATTCCATTAGTGGGAGATGTTAAAGCGTTTCTTTCAACCTCTGTCATTCTAGAAATCAAAAGAGCTCCTGTTGTACTCTTAATTTCTACTAATGCAGATGGAGAGGTCGAAGTAGAAGGAAGTTCTCCCGTAAATAATGAACATACTTGAACATCTGGGCCAAAATCATTAGTAATATGTTGAACTGCCACTAACGAATCAACAAATACAGTTCCTAAATCATCTGTATATTGCACATGTCCTAAATTACCTACTTGATTAACATCTACTAATGAAGAAGAACCTGGCAAAGAAGGAACTTGCGTAATGGAAACGCCACTATCTTGAATAAGTTTCCCGCTTGCATCGGCAAATGTAGCAATATTATCTGCAACTGAAGAATTAGGCCCAACAACATCTCCGGTTCCAGTCCCAATGTTTTGCCAAATTCCATTTTCTCTAAATTGAAATACAGTGCTATCAATTAGGTATATAACCATTCCATCACAAGCAACAAAAGTGCTTGCATCTCTTTGTGCTAAAGTTAATCTTGGAATAAGAAGAGCACCTTTACTTGATTGGATTTCCAATGCTGCTGAAACTGGCACATCATTCTCTCGTGTAAGTTGAGAAATGCTATCTATAGAGCCATTTGGAGTTGCGACCGTATCGGCTATTAAAACACTTGTTGTAAAACAAGTTGTATAATTTGAATTAATTGCCATCTTATTTCCCTATGTGATAGTTACCCATGAGCCATTTGCATATGCTTCAACTGCATTTAAAGTAGTGTTATACCAAATCATGCCATTTTGGGGTGCTACAGGCCGTTGAGCGGTCGTTCCACTGGGTAGCCGAATGGGAAAATTCCCATTAAAGGTAGGAGTGTTTCCACAAACAGCATTAATATTGGTAGAAGTAGCTGTTAGAGCTATTCCGTCCAATTGAAAAGAACCAGAGGTCCTATCAAAATTTACAGCGTTTGTTGCGATTCTCATTGTGCTGCTATTACCAAAACCATCCTGAACTTGTTGTAAAGTAGTCGATAGACCATTTCCATTATTAGTGGTAGTTAATAAATCACCATACGTAGCATTTGGGTCTTGATTTGTTAACTGTGTCATCTATGCTCCAAAATAAGTATTTTGCAGTTGCGATAAAACACCAGGCCACTCTAATCCTAGGTTTCCATCTTGAATGCTTCCCCAACTATCCCACGTAGGAATAGTAAAGCTTCCCCATAAACCAACGGACCCAACGTTCCAAGTTAACGTAGTAGATTGCTGCAATCTGGGTTGTACAGTTGGGACCGGATCTGGAGGTAATATAGGTGGTCGTAATTGTTCATTTGGTGTATCAACATAAGGACGCCCAACCAAAAAACCAGTCCACACCAGTGCATTTCCGCGCCATTCCATTTGTTTGATTAAATCTTTTCTCTTAAAAACAAATTGAGTTTTATCGCAAATTCCTAATGCTTCTGGATTATCAGAATCAATAAGGACATGCTTTCCTTTTGGTCTATAACTCATACTTGCGCCCATCCTTGGCTATAATCACCATAAATTCGAATCGGTACACGTTCTCTATCTTCTTCATCCGCAAATTTAAGTTCTTCTGCTGCTTCCGCTTTTAATATAGAAACTCGATTTGGATCTAATTGAGACTGCTTTATAGCAAGTAAATGTGCTAATTTTCCGCATAAAGGCTCTAAAAATCTGTCAGGAATTTCAGCGCTATCCGTCATATCTCCAATATCTTGTATCTGTTTTTCATATGTATAAAAAAGATTATTATATTGAGCTGTCGGAGTTGGCCAAATATAAATAATCGGACTTATTTGCCTATCAAAATAATAAGAACTTGGACGACCTGTAGAACTTTTATTAGGAATTGCTACGTATTCTGCACGTGACAAAGGACTAATAGTAGTATCCTGCAAGAGAGTATTAAAATATAGTTCTTGAATATTTAAGGTAGCGCCGCCAGTTTCAATCACCCTAAAAGATGTTCCCAATGTTGGAACTGGTATTACAAACCACTGATTAATACCTTGTGTATAAGTCTGAGCAGCAGCTGATAAAACAGTAGTCCAGGTTGCTCCATCATTCGAATATTGAAAATTTAAAGTATAAGTAAGGGTAGCATTAGATTGAACACCAACCATTCCTATTGCATATTGTGTACTTCCCCAGCTATAACTAATATTTCCATTAGGAGCTGTTTGAGTACAAGCAGTAGCTGGATTATTATCAAATGCATTTTGAGCCGTTCCACCAGCACTAGATGCTGCCGTTCCCCCTAAGTTACGTGTAGATGTTCTTATGGTTGCATCCAAAACAGCAGTGGTATAGGAAGGAAGATTGTAAGAATTTTGATTAGCATTTAATGCTAACATTGCTTGTTTAACGGTCCAAAGCTTAAGACCTCTATTTCCCCATGATTGCAGTATAAAATTTAAAGAACGCTGTGCTGCGATGATTTTTTGTTCATCAAGTTCTGCAGGAATAATACCTACTCTTTCATATGCTTCCTCTATAATATCCTTACTCTGAGGAGAGCCAAATTCATATGTTCCTGATGTTGACATTTAATCATTCCTATCATGAACCTTTACGATTGCGATTTATGTGTCTTAAAGTGTTAGCTAATACAGCTCTTTTCCTCAATGTTGGATTTTTAGAATGCATCGCACCTTGCAACTTTTTAAGCGGTATCTTTTTTCCTTTAGGAACATGCAAAGATTTATGTAATGCCCCAGGCTTACTAATAGCATCTTGTATCCACATCTTTTTAGAACGACCCATTTAAGTAATTCCTTGCTGTAAAAATATTGCCTCTAATGACCCATTTGTTGAAGAATTAATAGTAATTCTTCCATAATTAAAGGGCGCATTATAAAACGCTAATTGGTCTGTAGTTGCCCCAGTCATAGCAGCAACAGGCGTAAAAAATAATGCAGTATTTATATCTTCGTTAAGTGTTACAGAAAAAGAATAATCAATGGTGTTTGTCACATTTACCTGTACGCTTGTTCCTATAACTGTCGCATGATAATTACCTTTGAATGGATAGATATAACCTGTAGTACCCGTCCCTACAGAAACATTAGAAGCAACCGCTGCATTTGATGAAATAGAAGTAATTTCTTCAAATTTAGCAGTAGTTTCAACCGTATTTACATTAGGGCCCGCTAATGTCTCCGTTACTGTCGTTCCAAATAACTTTCCCGTAACAGTAAAATTAATGCCGGACAGATTGGCTCCAGAGGTCAAGCTGACTGTCCTTACTATATTAGTAAGGATTACACGAGGAGAAAAACCACCAACACTGGTTGCGAGAGCCCCGTTTAAAATCAAATTGGCAGCACCGGCAGTTGTTTGATCTAAACAAATCCCATCTGCATCAGGAGCTGGCCACGTATAAACAACTCTCGTACCCAATTAACCCTCCATTAAACATTTGTTCCAGAAACATCTTCCGAAGGATTAGTTATGTTATTCAATGTATCAGCATAAGCCTGAATAGCACCATTTATAATGTAAATGTTGTTAGTAGTAGTTTCTTTATCACTCTTTAACTTTTCTATTGCGTTATTGATATCCGCAATATAAGAATTTTGAGACTTCAATTTTTCTTGAAGTTCTTTAATTTTTTCTTCTATGGTTTTTCTTAAATCAGACATTTTTCCCTCTCTTTTGTTTTAAGTTATACTGACAAGGCTATACCAAATCTTCCAGGCAAATGTACTATCACCTGTCGTAAAGGCAGCGGTATCGTTAGAAATAGAAATTGCGGCATTATTAGCAACTGTAGAAAGAGCTTCTAAATCAAAACTCCCTCTTATAAATATATTATTTGCAGTTGCTCCATTAATAGTAGCAGCAGCAATTGTAGTAGTAACCTTTTCACCAGCTAAAGCAGCAGTGGTTCCATACTGTAAGCCGACAGCACCACCATTTGCGTACTGCGTAGTTCCCCAAATAAGTTCTAAGGAAAACCTTTCAACTACATACATCAAGCCTGCGCCTGGAGCCGCTAATAAAGTAACAGGGGTTGCCGACATTCCAGCAAATTGAGCAGCATTTAATGTGCCACTTGCAACCTGTACTCCAGTTGCCCAAGACATTTGGCCACCAACATCAGATGTAAGAAAAGTACCTACAACACTTGGCAGAGCAGTTGGAAGATTATAGGAAGAATCAACTGATATTCCATCTGTGGCACGCAACTTAACATAGTTTCCGTTGTTATGCTCATATAATGTAATACCACCAGAACCTCCCAAGCCGGAATTGGTTCCATAAACTATAAAACTACCGGTACTTCCTTTTCCTTGAACGGCAACGCTTATGTCTGTATCAGCACCTTCTGCTACAAATGTTGGATGAGCTGCAGCAGCAGCTCCTCTGGCACTTAACCAGTTAACAGCTGCCGCAATGTTGTCTATTTGAAATTGACGACCGCCCGTAGTTGAAAAATCAATCGTAGCAGCAGCACTTGACCACATTCCCGTATCAGTTCTACCAACAAAACTATAACTAGGAGTTGCAACGGCACCCACATTATTTTGAACAGCGCCTGTACCTTTAGGAACTAACCGAATGCCCACATTGGCATCAGTTCCCTGGGCTCCAATTACAATTCCATTACCAGTAGCACTTCCAATAAGTTCCAAGTAGTTAACAGCACTTGCAACCGTTCCAATGTTTACCATTCGCAAACCAGCAGTTGCAAAATCAATACTTTCTAATCCAGTAGAATACATTCCAGTATTAGTATCTGCTGTAAATGAATAAGCTGGAGCACTTGCTGTTCCACCAGCACTTACAAGCGTATTAACGCCACTCACATTTCCTAAATCATCTACAATAACGACAGAATTTTGAACACTAGTACCACCAACCCCATTCCACCTTACAATGGCATTGTCAGTAGAAGCACCGGGTCCAATCACGTCCCCACTACCCGTACCTAATACTACCCATGCACCATTTTCATAAAAACTAAATGCCTCTAAATCAGTGTCGTAAACCATCATACCGTTCGAAACGGCTGACACTGAATTATTTAACGCATTCTTTTCAGCAGTTGTCATTCTAGGAATAAGAAGAGCACCATGAGTTGATTGAAACTCAACTAATGCTGAAACTGGCAAACCACCTACTTTAGTAGGTGTTGGAATACCATCAGAAGAACCACCCGAAACCTGAACTGTCTCACCAACAAAAAGTCCAGTGAAAGTAGTAGGTGATTTTAAATTAAGAGCCATAGTGTTTCTCCTATTTCCCTATTAAGCACCATAGCTACCATAAGCAGCCCGGAAGTTACTGACGCCGAATGAATACCTCTCTACTGCCTTTGCAAGTAAATTATCGGTACTAAATTCTGTATAGACATCAGTTTGAAGTTCTTCACGAACATAATGCTTAAACCCATCTTGTGCGTCTGTTAATAAAAACCATGCATTATTTGCATTTAAGAATTGATTAACTCGATAACCTTCTGGGACAGCGCTCGTATTATAAATAGCGCTGATATCATTATTAGCTGTATTGGTTCTGAATGCAGATGACAATAATCTATCTGCAACAAATTGGCCCAATGGCGGAACAATTAACTTTTTGGGTTTTGTCTGATTAATTAAGCCTGCTTGATTTCTAAATTGCTGAACCGCAATAATACCAGCTTCTAGTGAAGCTTCGTTCAAATCAGCTTGAACCGTTGGAGTATTTGCAACTGTTCCAGCATCAATTGGATGAGCAGTACTAAATAATGGTTGACCGTCTCCAATTGGGAAGTTGGCATTATTTCCATTATTTAGAATAGCAGCTCCTAAAACTTCTTTGGTTTGAGCCATTGAAGATTTAAGAGAACGTACCATTAATGGAAACTTCGTCTTATATAAATTATCAACGAGTGCCTGTCTTGTAATGGCAAACCCAAGAGCCACATATTTATGCACATAAGAAGTGATAATGCGTTGACCCATTGTATCCATTGCAGTAGGTGCACCTTCTGGACGAATTTGTCCAAGACCTAGCATTCTCATTTCGACTTCAATTTCTTGAGCCTTATCTGATTCATAGACTTCAAAAATTTCAGACCATTGAGAAGGATAGTTTGGATAATCTCCAAATACGGCAGCTAAACCGGGTCTTAAAAGATTAGCTATCGCAGTAGTATTAATTGCCATGATTTTCTCCTAAAACCTTAAACGCCGACCGTACCAGTACCACCTTTTGTTACGTGGTTATTGATAAGAACTAATACGTTGTTATAAAGAACGCCGCTCACATTATTTGGAACTGGAGTGAAGCGAATAATCTTTAAAACTCGTGTTGCATTTCCGGATGCGATAGTATTTGCATCTAAATACATAGCTGATTGTCCACTGACTGTGGAGCCTGTTGCAGGATTTGTAATACCTGCACCACCGCCACCTGCTAATCCGAAATTGGCATTATTGAAGAACTGAGTAGTTCCACCAAAAGCTTGCTGTACTGAAACAGTGGCAGCCGTTGGGGCAACGTTTTGAGAATTCGAAACTTGGACATCGAATAAAACATTTGGATCGTCAACCACAAACGCAGTCGGATAAGTATTATTCAATGTTGCAGTGCTTGCTGGCCAATAAGGAGAATAAATATGTTCGCCACTGGTAGCTTGATACTTACATCCCATGAAAACACCGCAAACGGTATTTCCATCTCCAGCAGTAGCACGATTAATAGTACCATCTGCTGCAAATGCAACTAAATCGCCAGTAAAAAGCGCTGTTGCATAGCCAGGAAGAATAAGATAATCGGTAGTTTGTTGGTTCCAAGTAGAACCATCTAAATATTGACTGGGTCTAAACCCAAAAGGCGTATTCGTACCATTGCCATAAGCCATAAGCCTAAGCCTCCAAAATAATCTGTTAAAAACGAAAGAATTTACTTCTTTACCGTTTTAAGGCTCAGGTACGCCATCTCTGACTTATGGCCCAGATTACCGGAAGCTTTCGCTTCGACCGTTTTAAGACTCAGGTCCGTCTACGCCATAGAATAACATTAATTTTAAAAAAGTAAAATATTTTTTATATTCCAAATGAAATTCCTTTGTAGGCAGCGGTTTCATTTTGGAAAATTTTTCCAGGCAAGCCTGGTTCACCCATTAAATGATCTACTCCAGGCAATCCAACCAATGATTGATAATTTCTCTCTTCTAAAGCTTTTCTTTGTATTTCTCCTAATTCTTTAGGTCTTTCACAAAGAATTAATCCTTTATTAAAGATAATGCCTTTGGTATGGGTAAGACGTCCTAATGGATCTTCATAAGCCATATCTGGATGACGACTAGCAGGGACTGGTATCCATCCTTGTCGATTCATTTCGGGTAAGCGAGAAGTATCAGGAACACCTAATGTACTACATCTTATCCATCTATATTCCACATCATCTGGAATATAACGTGGATCTACATATAATGGGTCCGCATACATCATCTTTAATATATCTCGCATATTATGTTTTCTTGCTTCTGAATCTCTTGTTTCTTCATGTCTCATTTTTCTACCACGTGCCATAATGTTCTCCTATTTAAAACTGCATGCCTTTAGAGGCAAGTTTCTGTCTATCTTTAAATTTAAACTTAAGATAAGTCTTTTCATCTAACCCTAACCTTCGTGCTAAATCTCTTTCTTCTGAGCTAATCACAACCTTTTGTGGTTCAGAAGAATAATAACCTCCACTTCTAACAGGAGTGACACTGGTGGGCGCAGAACGCATATTAAGGTCTCTTCTTCCCCATTTGTTTTGGTCACGCATGTTTCTTAGTGTGTTTACATGAGTATTTAGAGTATCGAAGTATTCCGGGCTATAAATTAAATGATTCATCCCATGTCTTCTTAATTCTACTTCCATCAAATCAGAATAAAGTTGAGCTTCTTTGGCCAAATCTTCATCATAATCTTCACTTTGGGGATTAAACCAAGTATTTTCTTCTCCCCATCTTCTGATTTCCAACTCATTAGCAACCTCTGGCGCAACATTTTGATAACTTTGCTGTTGAGATTGCTGTTGATTCCTAATTCCTTGCTGAACCTTCCAGGAATTTAACTGCTGCATTTCACCAACAGCGGCAGATAATGCAATATCTGCATCAACAATCGCTTGCGAATCTCCAGACTCAATCGCTTGCGCTTTTAACTGACGAGCTCTTTCTAAATTCTGCATTACGTTGTCATCATAATGTCTTTCAGCAGCCTGAGCGGTTAAAGCAGCTGTCTGTCTTACTCTTTCTAATTCTTCTTTTAAGCGATTAGCTTCTGCTAGCGCTTCATATTTAGCCCTTCTTTCTCTATTTAATTGAGTTTTAAGAGGGTCTCTTTGTTTTTGCTTCTTTTCTTGAATAGCTTCTTTTTCGGATTCATCAAGTGGAATATCTTCTATATTATATTCAACTGATTTATCTTCATTTTCTGTCGTTTCTGTAACCGGTAATTCTTCTGGGCCACCAAACTGACGAGGATCTTCTTCTCTGTAAGTTTCCATTATTTATCTCCTAGTCTCTAACTACGTGGGTTGGATCTTCAATTATTCCTAATACCCTATCATCAGGAATATATTGCATAGGAATTCCTCTATAATTTACTTGTACCCCTTCATTTCTTGGAATAACTATCCAATCGCCAACTTTGCACCATGGGCCGCTATCCTTAAATTTTTTTCCCTTGTAACATTGAGGACCTTGGGACAAAACTAGAGCGGTACAGCTTCTCCATTTATCTTCCACCCGTGCTGACTCAGGAAGAATAATTTTAATCTCTTTTCCATCCTTATCTGTAAAAGTAGAAACTTCTTCAGGTCTCACATAAAGTTTTACGGCCATGTAATAACCACAAACTCTGGGAGCTGGAAATCCTAAATGTTGCTCAATAAATTTTTTTGCTTCTTCTTCTTCATGAGCATCAATAAAGCTAAATTTATTAGTATCTATAACTGCATTCATCTTATACCTCTGCATCTTGATTTAGTTCTTGGTTTTCAAACACAACAATTTCATAAGTTTCTTTATATAATTTCCTAATAACCTCCTCAGCTTCTTTTAAGCCTTGTAATTTGCCAATAGAACCTCTGTATTCTTCGAATGTTTGACAGGAGCCAGAAAGCAATCTATCAGAACATACTTTCTGGCGTTCCCTTATCCTTAATAACAAGTTTTCAATGAATTTAATATTCATTTACGACGAGTTGATACTTTTCTATTAATAGGTAATCCATCTTTAGTGGCTTGTTTATGGCGAATTTTTCCTACTCCTCCGGCTGCCATCTTTGAGACAGCCGCCCCACCGATTGCCATTCTGGAAGATGTAGCAGAACCTCCAGCTGCTTTACGAACAGGACGTTCTCCTCTCATAGTGGATTCATAATTAATCGATGGTCTTTTCCCCGGTCTTTCGCCGACCATCATACGCTCATAAACAGTTCCACCATTCGCTTTGCTTAAAGCACCGCCGGTTGCTTTACAACGCCCACCTTTTCTTAATTTATCTGCTCCCATACTTCCCCCATGTGCTGCCTTTATCATGCTCGAACTTCCACCTGTTGCCATTGCGGCGCCTCCATTTGCATAGGTACTTCCACCAAATGCCTTTCTTGAACGCGTTCTATGCCGAAGGTGTCCACTTCCACCTCTTTTCATATTTTCAGCTGATTGAAAACTTTCTTGATTAAGATGTGGGGTTTTAACTCGACGGGGAAGATGTAAATCCGTTTGTTCCTTTGTTAAAGGATGGTGTTTTACATTTCCTCCTTTCTTATAAAGTCTCATCTTTTCTAGACCTGGTGCTGATGCACTAGGAGGAAATTTACCTCCTTTATCTCTCAATTGAGATGCAAACATTCGTTCTGCATTATCTCTCATTGAATCTGGCCCTTTATATCCTGATACAAATGCTTCTCTAAGATACCTAGACATGTTTATTGCTCCGTTGGATGAGGTTGTTTCATTTCTGCAATGGCTAAATCGACTTCATTCTTGTCTTCTGCCATTTCCCGTTCGGCATTCAATTTTTCTTTATCACTTTCGAATTTTAATTGAGCCTTAAAGGCTTCTGTTTCTGCTCTTAGTTTTGATTCTTCATCTTTTAAGTGTGCAGCTTCTCTTCTTTGCTCAATATCTGCCATCATGACAGTATTTGGATCTAATTGTTGTTTTTGAGCTTCTTGCTGCTGAGCCAGTTGTTGTTGCATTTCTTCTTTCTTCTTAATTAATTCTATTGCATCCTTTTCAGATAATGCATTCTGTACTTCTGGTATAATCATTATCTGGTCTTCGGTAATGGAGCTATATTGCATCCCAAATTGGGGATCTGATTGTAATAATTCCTTAAATATCTTATTAGCCTCATGTTTTTGAATATGAATATTCATAGTTGCCATTAGTTGAGGATTCATCATAGATGGATTTGACATTATTTCTTCCACAAATCCTTTATGAATAATATTATGCGCATCATCATCCTGAAACATTCCAACATTTATTTCTTTTCCAAGTAAAACATTCATATTTTCGGTAATTGCATCTAACGGTATAGGAACTTCGTCTTTTTTTAATAATGAATCTATATTTTCCACATTCATAGCCTGATACATTCGACGATAGGCTTCTTTTACGTTATGAATATCAGGATTACTTTGGGAAAGTTTTAATAGAGAATCTGCCATTAAAAGGCGTTGAGTAGTGGTAATAACATTCGGATCTGACACTGGCTTTACATTAACTTTATTATTAAAATCATCCTTCATTACTACCATTTCAGAACCGGGAACTAAAAATGGATAAGGATCTTCCCCCCAATATTCTCCAAATAAGTTAAACAACATCTGAAGTTCTTGGCTTAAAGAAGAATGCATTGAGCGTAATACCGTAGACTGTACTTTGTTGGTAATTTCCAACATAGCCAACGTGGTCCCAACAGGAGTATTGGTACTATTTTCTGGAATCTTGGCTTCTGAAGCACCCACCGCTTCCATGGTTTCTTGTTTTAATTCTCCTCTTAATCCAATTAAAACAGTAGAAGGTTCTCCATATGGCATAAGCATAATGGAGTTCTGAATTGCTTCTCCCCCAGTTTCTACTTCTAAGAACTCTCCTGGTCCTATTGCCTTGTTATTATTTTCGGATTTCATATCTTTCCGTTTAAGG